CACGAATGGAAGAACCGGATGTAGCTGCAGCGATGATGCGAGAGTTATTAGAAAACTCAATAGAACCTTTGTTCAGCGCCTTGGTGCCTGGTTGGAGAAAGAACGGTGTGTTCTCCATCGCTAGTGTAATACGTGCCAGCATCTCTCTTGCAGTAGCGCCTTTGTTGGCAAGGATAGCAATGGTTTGATCTGGATGAAACAGTGCATACCACAATATGTACATACACGAACTGATAGACTTACCAGACTGACGACAAGCTAATACGATAGAGAATCTATTATCATTGAAATGCTCAAACATTTCTTTCTGATAAGGATACAGCTTGAAAGGAACAAGACCTTTGTCCAATGAAATGACCTTGCCGTATGTCTCGGCAAAATACACAGGATCGGTCATGCAGCGTTGGTATTCCTGAACATCTTCTTTAGTCCAACCTTGCTGTACGCCGTCACGTTTTACCTGTGCATTGCCAAGATAAGTTTCATTCACTCTTGAAGAATCTCTTTGCTAGTTTATGGAGTGCATAGAACCAGATACCATTAATGATAGGTTCTATAATCGCATCGATAGCCGCTAGCTCCATCGCTGCACCTGTGATTAACCAGTTGCAGATCGTGGCAATAAAGATATGCCCGATAGTATAGATTACTGCTAATGCAATGCTCGACTCACCAATGAGTCTCTTGAGGATCTTAAATATTCCTTTGGTCAGTTCCGTCATAATCATTTTCAATCACCTTTTCACTCTCTCCATGCAGCATCTTCTGAAGATCTGCAGTGGATCCTACAAATACATTTTGAGTTAGACTTCTCTGCTCATCAGGCTTTCCTTTTGCCTGAGTCACATTGATGTCTTGATTTCTCTTGTGCATAGCCAGCAAGGCATGCGCATTCTCCGATTGCTGCTTGATCATACCAGTCAAGACCTCAATTGCCCGGGGATGCTCTGACTCTTCAGCTACACGTTTAGCCAGCTCTAGGTTGTTAGATCCATCGAGCACTAGATCCCTAAGAACATTCCTGACAAGATCAAGATCCTCATCATAGCTGGAATGTACACTTTCAGGAATATCTTTTTTGGGGACTATGGCGCTCATATACTATCACCCTCTGCTGGAATAATAAACGTAGTGGTAAATCCATAATCACTATCAGGACTAACGTTGATAGGATCAGGCACTACGGTGATTCGCTCAATCAGGTTATCAGAATCAGTCAGACTGTAAGAGTTAACAGTCGGAACATCTGGATTTCTAAAGTCAACGATAGCCTTGCGAATGATCGAACGATCGGAGATTGGACCAAAGAATGCAGTCTTCATCTCAAAGTCTAGTGTATATATGATTGTTCTTCTGTTCTCTAGTGCACCTTCAAAATCATCACTGTAGGATATACCGATCAAGGAAAGAGGAATGTCCTCGGTGATGTCTGGATAGTCACTGAACTGCTTCATGGTTACGGTGTATGAAGGATTGAAGAACGGTAAGATCTGCTCAACGATCTGCACTGCATCTTCATTCGTTTTAGCTAAGATGTTCAGCTGGAAGTTCATGATGTAAGGAACAGATGTAAAGAACTTTGTCTTTTTGGTTCCGTCTGAGATTATGCTCTCTGTAAAGTTGTTGACCTTAGGCAGCTGTCTAGAAGGATCATAGTACATGGACGAGATCTCAAACGACATCCGTGGAAGCTTTACTGATACGAATCTTGCATCTTCATCCAGGTCAGCGTTTTCCCTGATCCTTTCCAGAAACTTCTGCTTAGGAGCATACGACAGCGGAACCTTCAGCTGACTGATCACATCTCCAGACGCGTCTTTTCTTAAGACATATAGGTTATTGAACATCGTACCAAAGGTAGCGACACATTTCCTGATCTTTTCGTGATAAAAATGCTGTCCAAACATTAGGTGGGATCTCCAAACGGATTAGCTTCACTGAAGTCTAAGAAATCATCTCCAGCAGTTTCAAACACGTCGTTCTGCTGTTCTTTCTGAATCAGGTTGTTTTCTGAAGTGGCAGTCACTGTGTATGTAGTGCTGTCTGCATCATAGATAGTACCGGTAGTGAACAGGTGGAACTTACCATCGTCTGCACCCATATGTACGATCTTAAGCTGATCAGAGCTGTCGTTAAACTCAGCGACTTCACCGGTAATAGTTACTCCATTCGCCAGGCTCTGAGATATAGTGGAGCCAGCAAGGAACGCATCTGCAGGATAGTCGCTGTCTGCTAAGGACAGGATGTACTGGTATGCATATCCTTGCTCAATCGTATCAATAGCAGGTATATCTGTATCAAAGTCTTCATCGTTGTATTCAAACAGTTCACATGTTAATCTAAAGACTGGAAGGTTAGACAGCTGATAGAACGGCCGCTCGTCTTCCACTCGAGTGATCTCAAAGATCGAGTTAGACATGGGGATAAAGATCAGGTCACCTTCATTTGGTCTTACTTGAGAAGATGAGTTGTTGAAGGCAACTTCTTCCCATCTCTTCTTAGCAACCACAAAGTTTGCCTGATCCCTAAGCTCAACTCCAAAACGAGTAAACAGGTCTCCGTCTCCGCCGTACCCATCAATGTTTTCCAGGTACATCTCAATCTGATATGCATCTTCAAACTTAGAGACTACATCTTCCTTAAAGATCGTGTCTTCAGCAACAATGGTACGAGGAAGATAGAACACATCCTGGCCATACATCTGTAAGGACTCGATGACTATGTTCTCATATAGATCTTGCTCTGATTTTACTTTCTGACTGAAGTAGAGGTTTGTAGCCATGATCTTATCCTAAGAAAAAGTCGACAGGAAGCTCATGAGTAGTTCTTAACTTTTCCTCTAGTCTGAGTAGTTCTTGAGTAGCGTCGTCATACAGCTGGCGCCCATTCAACTGGACTCCGCCTGGAAGCTGCATACCATCGAACTTGATGAGGTTTGCTCCCCACTGCTGCTTGATAGACTGAGTCAGGTACTCCTTCAGGAACATATCGTTATAAACATCAGTATGCGTTTCTGGATCAACGATCTTAAAGGTCTCGAATACAATGTACTCGCCTTCAATGATGTTCTGATCGGCAAAGTCTCCGTGAATGTAGACTCTGTTCTGGTGCCTGTTGAAATCGATCTGAGGCATGCCTGTCAGCTTAGTGTCAAGCAGTGACAGGTACTGATTGATCTGATCATAGTAAGCTATATCACCGATGTATGTGTTCAAGTCATAGATCTCATTCAACGAGATCTGGTACTTGATGTCAAACATAGACGTAGATCCAGTAGAGGCCCTGATCATAAAGAGCTTCTTGATGTAGATGATGCTATCGTCTATTGCAATGTATCCGTTAGTGATATCCGTAGAAGTAACTTGATGCTTGAGAAAAGTACGAACCACTGCATCGGAGTGATATTCCTGATACATCTGCAAAGCATCGTCAGTTCTATCTTCTAACTGATCAATATCTACATTGATTTCAATGACCGGTGCACCAAGTCTTCTTAGACAATGATCTATCAGTTGGTCTCTTGTACTTGGTTTAGCCATGCTTGTTCCTTAGAAAACTGTATTTATTGTATATTTATAAATCTTTTTCTTCGGATGCCAATAGAGCCACGTTCTCATTTTTAGTCAAGTACTCATTCGGTTCATCTGTAAATCCGTACAGCGCCGATTGAATCTCGCTGATCTTATGATCCTCAATAAGCTCTTGTGCTAATTTTCTAACAAAAGCTTTTAGCTCTCGGTTGTCCCAACGTGTAGATTCTTCTTCTTTGATTACGTATTCTTGAAGGATCTTTTGAATCTTACTAGGATTAGCTCCGCACTGCTCAAGGAACTCCTGCTCACCTTTTGTGATGAATCCTCCTTGACGAATATCACGGATACACTGAGTCAAGCTCTTCATCAGCTGGTGCTTTGGCTCTTCTTTCTGATAGTCATATTCATTAAAATCAGATACTCGACTCTTAAGCTCTTCATAGACCTCATTGAGAGCAAGAATATCCTTCATCGCCCCATCAATCAGGCTTACTCCGGCGTTGAGACCCTCTTTTCTTTGAGCCAAAGAGATCTTTGTTTCGATCTCACTCCAGTAGTCCAGATCACCTTTTTCAAGTCTCTCTTCTAGTTTACGTATAGAAACTTGCCTGCGAATATGATCCCATTTTGCAGTTCTAAGACTAGATTTCCTTGTGCTGATCTCCATGGATATCTGCCTCATATTATTGATATCAGACTCATGGTTCAAAACGATGTGCTTCCAGACCCATTGAGTATGCGGGCTGTTGAAGACATTCTTGAGATCATCGGTATTCTTAATGGCTAGATCCACAAGCTCTGCGTTTTCCTGAAGTGATCTTCCACCAAAGCTAGAAATATATCCATTATTTTCATCTGAGAATACCTCTGCAAGAGGAAGGTTAAATTCTGAAACCTCAATCAGATCAATGTCATCACGAATCTTTTCATATACAGTTAATTCATTCTTATCACTAGTCATAATTATCAAACCCATCCTTCTGCGTATCTTTGACCTGCGAACAGTGCGTTATCATATGCTTTCTTTGTAGTGTCTGATGCAAACGGGAATACATAAACCGATGTGTATATCGCTGCTCTGGACGGGTTCATGCCAGCATCAATATCACTAGTTCCTTGAAAGAGTGGATTAGTAGCTCCGGAAATAAATCCGTGAGTTGCGCTACTCCATCCATTATTATTGAGTAACTGCACAGAAGTTTGCTGAACTGATGCTGTTGCGGTAGGTCCACTAAACGGGAATTTTTGTACATGCGTGTGAGATCCGCGGGTGTTGCCCGGCAGAGCACCACCTTGCGTCTGCACATTAGCAGGAAAACCCGGAATTGCCGGCGTCGGCGATTCGAAGCTTCCATTAGAAAGGTATCCATGAGTAGCAGAGTTTTGCGCTGCCCCAACGTTTCCCCAGTAGAACATGGCGTTGGGGTTATTGGTTACAGTCTCTGCTCCCGGCGCTGCAAAGGTGAACTCATTGATATCACCAGCAGGAAAATGTATATTCTGTTCTCTCACAATATGATCGGCGTTGGCGCCGGATCCAAGTCCGCTGATGTACCCTTTAGTAGCGCTAGAGTTACCGATACCACCAGAAATATAATTACTCAAGTTTCCTGTAGACTGCTCAAAGGCAGTAGGTCCACTAAACGGGAAACGCTGCTTTATTCGGTTTGCACCGCCAACGTTGCCCGGGCTTGAATTAACATCAGAAGACCATAGAGGTTCTATAGTTCCCTTGGGTATCGGTGTCACCGGACTTCCCGCGGGCGACGGGCCAGTATTAATTCCAGGATTGACTTCATTATAAGGTCCTCCTTCTCCACCCATAAGGTATCCATGAGTAGTTGAGGTTGCACCTGCAGCGTATCTGGCTATGAGGGCTAGTATTTCACCATTATCTACTGTCGTACCATCAGCCGCAAATGGATACTGAACCTGTTTAGTAGCAGGATACGTGTCGTTGTTTGATCCCGCTGCGTTTTCAAAGCTCCTGTTTGGTGCTAGCGGCCCGCTGCCGCCACCACTAACATATCCTGTTGTAATAGATGCATTCCCAGTAAGACCTGCTCCGCGGCTAGCGTCGATACCTGTTGCCACCTGAGTAGAGGCATAAGGTCCAGTCATTGGGAATCTACCACGGCGGCCGGCATCATCAGCTAATGCGCCGGGGAAAGTTGTGCGTTCTGCTGGAGTAGTATCTACCTGAAACGATGGGTCAAGAACGTTATTTGGAGATACTAGATAAAGGTCAGCGAGTGCAGGTGAGAAATTCGCATTGGCGTCCGCAGTGGGTACGCTCGAGGGGCTCAGGCCACCGCCATTTGAATACCCATACACTGCGCCCTGCATGTGATTTGCCTGATACACTCTGTACTGGAACCTATTTGATACCTTACTGTACGTCGGTGAACCTACTCCTAACCCAATTGGTCCTTCTGGAGCATCAGCGCCATATGATCCCGGAGCTCCCCCCGTTTCAGAAGAAGGCACGGACTTACGAGTCCTGAACCTGAATCCAGATGCAATCTCTCTTGTGCTATAGCCATACGCACGATCGAACGAAAACTCGGAGAGATCAGCACTAGTCGGGTCAGTAGGACTGACGTTAGCCAGCTTTAAACCAGCCATGCCGGTAAAAGACTTGAAGTCAGTAGGATCTTTTCGGACAAGGTTTCTATTATTCGAATAGTCGATAGTAGGATATCCCTGCTCATCTAGAACTGTGAGATAGTGACTTTCAGAAACCTCGTCTGTCAGGAAAAGAGGCGCTGGGTTAGTCGCAGAATCTAGAATCTGATACGAGTGGATAAAGTCGCTGTCCGCTCCAGCATCGACGTCCAGGAATCTGATTAGATTACCACCCCCTGTAGGTGAGAAGTACTCAAGGTTAACTCGAACGTTTTGCGCCTCATATGGGAATGATGAAATTTGGTTTGCGGCACTGATTTCACCAGAAAATGGTTGAACAGACGTCTCGTATCTGATAACAACGATGCCCGAGCCTCCGTCACCGCCGGCTCCACCAGTAGTGCCGACAGTTCCGCCGCCTCCAGTGTTAGCTCCGCCGCTGCTGCCCTGACCAGATCCTCCGGTATTTCTTCCTCCGGTACCTCCAGACAGGACTCCAGCTCCTCCACCAGATCCCCCAACACCGAGGGGGTCTGTTGGCGAGCCGCCCTCGATACCTGAACCACCACCGCCGTAAAAATAATCCGTCTGTTCAAAATTAGTTATCTCGATGCCTACACCGCCCTGACCAGCAGAGTTGGGGCCTGCATTTCCTCCGGCCCCACCAGCGCCGCCGCCGCCTCCGGTGTTATCAGTAGGCCCGTCATTGTCAGCGCGCCCTCCATTGTTACCTGAGTAAAATGTAGCAGTTACATCACTTACAGCACTCGATTGAACGCCTTGAAAAAGATATTTTGTTGCAATGGGAACGGGAGCAAAATCACTAACTGTGGATGAAGTACCGACGCCGCCGTTGCTGGTACCGCTGTTGCTTGGGGGCCCCGGGGGCGGGACGAACCTTCCAGCGCCACCTCCGTTAGCACCAGCTGCATTGGCATTGTTGCCTTGCAAGGTGGTTGGAGATTTTGGAGCCCCTCCGCCTCCACCTTTGGCTCCTAGTCCAGCAAAAGAACTAGTTCCTCCTTGCTCTCCGAATTCTTCTTCATAAGTAGCTTGGTTGGTACCACCAGCACCTCCTGCAGCAACAGTAACAGTGTAAGTGCCAGCTTCAAGAAAGATGCCGCTACCAGAGTGCGCGCGGCTACAGAGCGTGACTTCACCTCCGCCACCACCGCCGCCTTCATCGTTGAAACCGCCGCCGCCTCCACCGCCTACGAGAAGAACGTCCACAATACCGGGATTGGTTACAGTGAACGTGTGGTCTCCTACAGTGGTAAACTCGTGGAAGTCGTACTCCACTCCATCGACAGTTGCAGTGTATGTTGTATCTGCATCCGAAGTAGCAGAAACCACTGTAGTTGCAGTGCTAAAATTAAACGGGCTAGTTACTTTTCTACCAAAAATGTAATTATCGCCATCGTTCTCTGAAATGACAATTATATCACTTGAGTCTTCCGATGTGCTGAACTGATCAGGATCGTCATAGTTCATAAAAGTAGTTCCTGCATCAAGTCCAGCTTGCAGGAGTCCAGACGTGGTAAGTCCACCTGCAGTCGTGACAAGATCAGCCTGATCTGTGATGGCAGAGGGATCAACAGAGTTTGCAGTGATTAAAGTTTTCTTATGAAGAAAATTATTATTATTTCTTGCCATGCATTAACTTTCCCATGCGTTAACTACTTTCATTTGTATATTTATATAAGAGACTTATCTAAAAGGTTTAGGTCCATGCACCCAAATCACAAGCGCCCATCTTTCTCCAGATTCAATTGGAGTTACACAGTGCGGCATGTAGCTTGGGAACATTGAAAGAGATCCCTGATCCCTGATTGCCTTAACTTCCTTTCCGTGATCATTTACAAGCAAGTCACATCCTGTATAATTATTCGGATCAGACAGCTGAACAGTAAACGAGATCTTACGAGTGATTGAATCGCCGGGACCGGCATCAATATGCCAGTCGTAGTGACCCGGTATCTTCTCATCTGCCCTGTAGTGAATCAGTTGCAAGGCATGTGAAATTGTATTCACGTCATAGTCAAAGTGATTTTTATTGGCAAAATACACCGCATTGGAAACCTTCTGGTGAATCCAAGCAGTTTCAGGTTCCGGTGTAATATCATAGATGTCAGCCGATCTGATCTCTCTTTTTGTATTTCCGGGCCCACCGCCCCCGACCTTGGCCGGATTGGGGTACCTGTGGTCGGCAAAAGAAATGATCTTCTCACATTCCTCTTTATTGAACGCTAGATCTGGAAAGTTCTGATGATTAAATCCAACGTAGCCTCCGAACTTTAAGCTGCTCATGTCTTTAGGAAGAAGAACAGCACCGAATGTTGCAGGAGGGATGTTAGCGGCAACGGTTCCGCCGGAAACTGCCCCTGTGTTACTGTTGTACGATTGATATACTAGATTCTGATTATGGTTTGTAGCATCAGTGACTTGATCCGCTTGATGTTTAGAGGTCCCATAGCTTTGGCGACCATCCATCGCGTGATCCTTGTAAGGACCATCAGCATCAACATAGTGTAAGAATACTTGTGCCTGCCACTTACCTTTGAACGCAGTTCTCCAGTGCTCAACCTCACAACCCTTGTACATCGCCAGAGTTCCGGGTTCAAGATCCACTGAGATCTCTTTGCGCTCATCAAAGAAGATAGGCCAGACTGGAGTCGTTTCATCATGCCCCAGAGTAAGTGTCGCAGAGATCTCGCATGAAGGTCGATCCTTGTGTCTCTTTAAAACCTCACCTGGCTTATAGAGTCTAGCATAGGTATAGGTAGGCAGAAGACGCTTTCCTACCTGGTTACCTAGACCTTCAGCGAGTTGAACCATCAGGTTATCGAATACAGGATCACCATAGATGGCACCAGAAACAGGACACTGCGAATCCTGTTCCAGTTTACCTTTTCTTTCGAGCTCAAATAGATGCTCAGTGAGCTGCTGACACTGCTCTTTGGACAGGACTTCTGTTAAAACGATATAGCCATTATCTTCAAATACTTTAGAAGTAATCTTAAATTGTTCTTCCAAGTTGTCATTAGTGTTCATGGATTCATTACCCTCATTATAACTAGTATTATCTAACATGATTTATTTATTCACCTTTTATCTTAGTCTGCGCTTTCTAACTGGAGGTTTCATATGCTCAATCTCTTTTTCTAAAGACGT